CAAATCCATTAAACTTAGCAGATTCTATATTAGACAACTTTAAACAATATAAAAGTGCTAAAACAAGAATTGAGTCTGTAGGGTACCAAGAAATGCTAAGACAATACATTAAAGAAAAGTCAGAAGAATTAGGATTATTTATTCCAGGACTAGAAGTTAAAGAAAACCCTAGAACATCTAAATCATTTCGATTAGAAAGTTTGCAGCCGTTATTTGCAAACAAAAAAGTATATATGAAAAAAAGTATGCAGGCTTTTGAAGATGAGCTGCTATTATACCCACGTGGAAAACACGATGACTTGTTAGATGGATTCTTTTATGCGAATAAAAATGCATATCGTCCTTCTCACGATTCTGAAGAAGAAAAAACCAATGTAAGACAAGATTTAATACGTAAACGAGCTGATTGGCGTTTATTGTAAATAATCCTTGACAAATAAAAAAAATCGTTTATAAATTACAGGTTAGAAATGTCTGATAAAAAATTTGCTAAGTATCATATGAGTTTTGATGATTTCATTTCAAAAATAGATAATATTGAAGAGATAGAGATACCAAAAAATTATATGATAATAGAGCATGGACATACAATACACGAAGAAGTACAAGAAACACGTGAATTGTGGACTCAATACAACACATCAAGAGAGCCATGGGCTCAAAAATTTCAAGAAGCTGTAGAGTTTAGAGCTGGTGCACAATGGACCAAAGAACAACAAGAAACATTAGAGTCTAGAGGTCAAGCACCAATAGTTGTAAATCGTATACACCCTATTGTAGAAACTGCAAAAGCACTATTAACATATAACTCACCGCAATTTAGAAGTACAGGTAGAGAAGATTCAGACAGGGATACTGCAAAAGTATTTTCTGACTTATTTCAATATATATGGCAAATTTCTCAAGGAGACTTAGAATTAAAACAAGCTATTGACGATTATTACGTTGGTGGTATGGGTGCATTAATGGTATATCAAGACCCAGATGCTGACATGGGTAAGGGCGAAGTTATGTTAAAAGCTGTAAATCCATTAGATTTATATATTGACCCTAATAGTAAAGATAAGTTTTGTAGAGATGCTGCTAATATAATTTATGCTTCATACATGACAGATGAAGCTGCAAAGCAAATGTATCCTGAGTTTGAAGATGTAATTGAAAATTCAGCAGAAGAACCAGAAGCAGCAGATGATTATCCAACTACAAATTTGTCAAAAACAGTAAGTCAGGTATTTCCAGGAGATGTAGAAGATAGAGCACATACTGTCAGAAGATATTTAGAACGTTATACTAAAGAAGTTCATTCTTTATATAATGTATTTGAACCATTTAGTGAAAGAGAATTTTTATTTGACGCAGAAGAATTTGAAAAATATGAAACAGAACTTTATGTTATTGTACGTAAAGTAACTGGAGAAGAAACTATTGTATGGGATGAAGAAACAGTAGAAGAGTTGATGGAAACAATACAAGAGCAAGGAGCGTTATTTCACTTAGCATTACCTCCTATGCAGTTAGACCCTCAAACAGGACAACCTATACCTCAACAACCTATTAGAGTTCCAGGACCAGAAGATGAAAATGGTATACCTGGTACAACAACAGTGTTAATCCCTACAAGAGCAGAAGAATTAAAAGGTATGGAAAAAATTGTATGTAACAAAGTAGACGTACCTAGAGTAAAAATGGTAGTAAGCGTAGGAGATGCATTACTATATCAACGTATTTTACCAATAGAAGACTATCCTATAATTCCTATTATGAATGTACATTTAAGAACCCCGTTTCCTGAGTCAGATGTACGTATTTATAGACCGTTACAGGAATATATTAACAAAATTCGTTCTTTAATTATAGCTCATGCTAGTACTAGCTAGGTGCACCAATAGTAGCTGGTCCAGTACCTCTTCCCAATGAATTATATAAAAATGAAGCAGATGCAAAGTCTGATTTAGAATATGGATTTGGTATTTATGAGTTGATGCAAGGTGGGGGTAGAGGTGCACCATCTACTTATAGAGGTACGATTGTAGTAGATGAATTTGGTCAACGAAGAATTAAGTCACGTAGAGATGATATAGAAGATGCATTAAATCAAATAGGAAAAGTTGCTATACCATTAATGCAGCAATTATATACTGAAGAAAAAGTTATAAGACTAGTACAGCCAAATGGAGACGAAAAAGAAGAACGATTTAATTTCTTTAAGGAAATGGATAACGGAGACGTTAGAAAGTTTCACGATATTGGTATGGGTAAATACGATATACAAGTTGTGTCTGGTTCTACATTGCCTAATAACAGAATGGCATTATTAAACACTTATATGGAAATGTATAAGATGGGATTAATTGACCAAGTTGAAGTATTGAAGAAATCAGAATTAGTAGATATAGAGGGAGTTATGGGTAGAGCAGGTCAAATGCAGCAAATGATGCAACAATTACAAGCTACACAAGAAGAATTGAAAAAAGTGAAAGGCGACTTACAAACTGCAGATAGAGAAACAGTGCACGCTAAGAAACGCCTAGAAGTAGAAAAGTTTAGTTCTAAGTTAGATAAGGTGTCTAATAGAGCTGATATGGCGTCTAGTTTATTCCAGGCTAGACTCGGAGACCAACAAAAACAGTTGATGAACTCAGAAGCTGAGATAGAGCAACCAGAAAGCTTATTCGAGGAAGAAGAGAGTTAACATAGGAGAAAAAGATGGAAAACACAGATAGCAATACAATACAAGAGAACTCACAAGACCAGACTGTAGAGTCAAGTGATATGCAAGCAGACATTTTTGAACAAGTATTTAATACTAGTGGGAAAGACCCTTTTAACGTAGAAGAGTCAATTCAACAAGTAGAAGAGCCTGTTGAAAGTGAACCTGTAAGTGCTCCTGATGTTGTTGAAGCAAAAGAAGATGATAGCCAATTTCAATACTGGCAGTCACAAGCAGATAAGACTAAAGCAGAAATGGAAGTATTAAAAGCTGAAATGGAAGCATTAAAGTTACAATCTGCTAAACCTGTTGAGGAGACTAAAAAACCTGAATTAGTTAAGCCTCAAAGGCCCGTGAAACCAGCAGGTTATGATTATTCTGAGGCCTTAGCTGACCCAGATAGTTCTAGTGCTAAGTATTTAGCAGCACAAGAAGATTATATGGAGCAGATGAGCGATTTTATTATGAAGAAGGATGAAATTAACGAAGCAAAGTTAAATCAAGTTCAACAAGAACAATTAGCTAGACAACAACACCAGGAAACTGTGAATGAGTTGCAAACAAAGCATAATTATTCTTTAGAGCAAGCAAATGACTTTATAGCTAAGATGAGTTCACCTGAATCAATGTCTTTAGATAATTTAGTGAAGTTACACCAGTTGACCATGCCTGTAGAGGCAACTAATGCTAATCAAGTTAGCGAACAAGCTCAACAGAAACAAGCAGTTATGCAACAAAGACAAGAAAAACTCGCTATACCTAAACCGATAGGTGTACAGCCAGGGCAGAGTGTACAGTCGCCAGGGAACTCTAACATAGAGGACCAAATGATGGATGTCATGTTAAATGACTTCGAACGTAAAAATAGATTCTAATTAAGGAGAGAATACAATGGCGAACATATATTCACAAACAATCGGTGGTGGAATTGCTGCTAATGGGCAGGGAATTTCTATCGACGATTCAAGAAGAGTGTTTAATTTTGGTGAAAGAGTATCAGAATTAAACCCAGCTGCTTCTCCATTCTTTTCATATTTATCAAAAGTTTCTAAAAAACCAACAGATGACCCTGTTTTCAAATTCATGGAAAAAAGACATCAATGGCAACGTAGAAACTTTAGAGTTGAAACTGCAGTCGGTGTAAACACATGGGCTACAGCAGATTCTGATTTAAACATTTTAGATGCTGACAATATGTATCTAACTTGCGATTACGATAAATACGGAAGAAAAGAAGCCGCATCAGCTAAACACAAACCTGAGTTTATTACTCAAGGACAAATTTTAGCTATAGAAGGACAGTTTAAAAACGAAGGTTCAGGTAGTGCTATTCCTGTAGTTGCTTACTTTAAAGTAGGAGACATTTCTACAGACTTAGGTGGAACAAATTCAACAAGACTTGAAATTGTTGCAGACTTTATTAAGTTACTATATGTACCAGACTCTACAAACTCTGGAGTAGTTCCACTAGATGCAAACGACACATTGCAATTTGCAGCTGACGCTAAAGGTCAAGTTGTAGGTACAGCATGGGCTGAAGCATCTCGTGTACCAGAAGGTTGGAGAGATGAGTTCTACGTAAATGAAGGATACGCACAGATTTTTAAAACTGCTGTTCCTTTATTTAGTGGTACTGCATTAGCTACTCGTTATAGAGGCGATGCAAACGAATACATGAGAGTTTATCAAGAGAAACTTATGGAACATAAGATGGACATTGAGAACGCTTTATTATTCGGTTACGGAGCTTCTGATGATTCAGCTGGCGGTGCAACTGCTTCAACTCGTAAAACATGGGGTATCTTACCATATACTGAAATTTATGGTAAAATGTCACACTTTACTTACAGTGGAAGTACATACGACAGTTTCGTAGATGAAATGTCAGACATTTTTGACGCAGAATCTGGTGCAGGCGGTAATAAACTTGTACTAGCTTCACGTTCAATTATGAATTGGCTTAACAAACTAGGTAGTAGTTCATTCCTAGGAAATACTATGTCATTGGATAAAGCTAACGGCTCTAATCCATATTCAGTAGATATTTCTAGACAATCAGGAATGTTCAACGGAGTTAATATTACTAAAGTAGATACACTTTACGGTACACTTAACTTTGTTATGGAGCCACTATTAAGAGGACCATGGGCTAACCATGCTGTTGCTATTGATTTAAATAATGTAGCATACAGACCACTTGCTGGAAATGGCGAGTCACGTGATACTCAAATTATGACAAACGTTCAAGATAACGCAGTCGATGGAAGACAAGACTTAATTCTTACAGAAGCAGGTCTTGAGATTTCACTTCCTGAAACTCATGCTATTTTGAAGTTCACTTAATCATAATAGTGTATAATAGGGGGAGTTGCAATATACTCCCCCAAAGAATTAAAGGAAAATTATGGGTGCAACAAGTATAAAAAGCAGATTATTAGATTTATTAGCAGATGTAGTAGTAGACAATACTGCTATTGGGCAATTTGCAACCGACGCTGCAAAAGAAATTGTCAACGTATTGCCAATAGAAATGTTGTGGAGCATGAGCACTACTACTCCTGTTACTGGAAGTGGAGCTGCGATTACATCTGCAAGAATATTAAGTGTATCTAGAAATGGTTATATGTCTAGAGAAATACCATTTTCTGATGTAGCACGATATGAACCTAATAGCGGTTCTATTTATGAAGCTACAGCAAAAAGTCCAGTATATTATAAAAAAGCTGGAAAAGTTTTTATTTTACCTACTGCAAGTTCTGGAGCAACAGTAGAACACGTTAATTATCCTACAATAGCATTTAATGATGATTTAACAAGTTTTGTAGGAGCTCCAGATGAAATAGAACATTTAATTATTATGAAAACTGCAATTAAAGCAAGATTATCTGAATTAAATGAATTTCAAGACGACACAGAAGAGCACAATTTAAAAATGGCAGATTTACAGTTATTACAAAGAGAGTATGAAGGTGCACTTGGTACCTTTTTAGCAGGGTTTAGCAAACCAGAACAAACTAGGGAAGAACAATGAAGCAACAAGAAATGATTGAAATTATACAGCAAGAATTTCCAAGTATTGGAGAAACTCAAATAAGAGTAATGTTAAATAGAGCATTAGATAAATTTGAAACAGAAACAGAATTGCTTAGAGGTACAGATACAGTAACAGTAGTTGCTGATAAACGTAGATACGCTTTTTCTGATTTTGACAATATTACTAACTCAGATGATGTATTAAGTGTTAACAGAGTAGATTATAATGCAAAACCTATTAAAAGATATACTGGAATTATTGAGGAGGCAGATTTAACATGACGCAAGAAGCAAAAAATTTTGATTGGCCAACAAACGAGTTGGTATATACGTTGAGAGACTATGCTCTTGTAATTGCTAAATGGGATTACGTAAAAGACAAAATAAGCTCATTAGCTTCATCAGAAATTACTTCTGGAGATACATTGCGTATATATTATGCAAAAAAAGGATTAAGATTTGGAGCAGATTTAACTGCTAGTCCTTCTTTTCCAGCAGAATTTCATGAAGCACCTATGAATAGAGTTTTAGAGCAATTATACGCACAATCTGGAAATATGCGACAAGCTATGTATTATAAAAACGAATACAAAGAATGTGTAATGATGGCTAAAAAATATAAAAATCGTGGTAAAGATGATTCAAACTATGCAATTAACTTGCATGAAATGTAGGAGTATAAATGGCAGCAGCAAGACATAATTTAGTTATAGAACAGGGTGTAGATTTTAGTTTAGAAGTAACTTTAACAGATTCTACAGGAAGTGCTATTAATTTAACAAATATGACATTTTCATCAAAAATTAAAAGAAGTCCTGAAACAGACCCTATTAAATTAAATAATACTGCTATAAGTTTTACTGTAAATATTACTAATGCTAGCCAAGGAGAAGTTACTTTTTCTTTGACAGATGAAAAAACTGCTGCTTTACCAGGAGATAATTTAATTTATGATATATTTAGAACAGATAGTGCTGGTAATAAATATCGAGACTTAGAAGGTGAAATAGAAGTAATTGAAAGGATAACTGATTAATGGGAGTAACAGTAAGAAAAACTGACAATGATATTAGAGTTACTAAAAAAACAAGTACAGTAACAGTAAATAAAAACACTACTGCTGCACAATTTAGTCAGTTTTCTGCAGCTGGAGATAGTGGTACTTCTACAATTACAAACAACGAGACTTTGACCCTAACGGGGGGAACAGGAATAACAACATCTGTATCAGGAGATACAGTGACATTTAGTGTAACAGATGCGGAAGTGCTGTTGCAAAATGAAGACATTAATGGGGGACAATACTAATGGCGAATACTATACAAATAAAAAGGTCAAATGATGCGTCAAAAACGCCTGGTTCAGGTTCTGTAGCAGCATTGGCCTCTGGAGAATTAGCATTTAATTTTGCACAAAATAGTGGTGCAGGAAAATTATATTTTGGTAATAATTCAGGAAATACAACAGATATTACTACGGTACTAAATGGAATTACAAGCGGGCAATTAGCAGGTAGCATTGCTGATAGTAAATTAAGTACAATTAGCACAGCTAATAAAGTTTCAATAAGTGCTTTAAATATAGACGGTGGAACTCCTGTATCTGGAGGTTTAGCATCTGGTGATTTAATTGTAGTAGATGACGGTGCTGGCGGAACAAATAGAACAGCAACTTTAAGCACTTTGGGAACATTACTTGCTGGTAATGGTTTATCGGTATCTAATGCTGTACTATCTGTAGGGGTAGATGATTCTACTGTAGAGTTATCTTCAGATGCAGTAAGAGTAAAAGACGGAGGTATTACTCTTGCTAAGTTAGCTGATGATTCTGTCGATGGAAATAAAATAGCAGATGACGCTGTTGATAGTCAGCATTTAGCAGCTGCTTCTATAGACCAAGAACATATTGCTTTAGGACAAGTAGTATCTGGACATTTAAAAAGTACTGATGGACAAGAAGCGGTTACACATGGTGTTATTAGAGCTGATGCAATTCGTACAGTTGGAATACAGGATGATGCAGTAACAAATGCTAAAATAGCAGACGATGCTGTCGATACAGCTCAACTTGCTGATAATGCTGTAACAAATGCAATTATAGCAGACAATATTACTTTGCAAGGTAATTGCGGAAGTTCTGGAAACTTTTCAGTTGGTGGTAATTTGACAGTTGCAGGTCAAACAACTACTGTAAATTCTACAACAGTAACAATAGATGACGTTGTGTTGACTTTAGGAGGAGACACTGCACCTACATCAGATGATGGATTTGACAAGGGTGTAGAATTTAGATATTTTAAACCTACACAAGCTAATCCAGGCGGTGAAGCTTTATTAGGGTTTATGGGATTTGATGAAAGCACTCAAAGATTTGCATTTTTAAGAGAAGCATCTGTTTCTTCAGGAGACTATTCTGGAACAAGAGCAGATATTGATGCAATGAAAATCTATGGTTCAAGATTAGATTTAGCATATGGTAGTGGTGGAACTGGTACAATCCATAATTCAACTTTCGATTGCGGTACATATTAGGAGATAAATGGCTAACGTAATTCAAATAAAACGAGGTAGTGGTACACCTTCTACTAGTGACCTTGCTCAATATGAATTAGCATATGACTATACAAACGATAAGCTGTATATTCACGACCCTACTAATTCATCTGGTAATGAAATAGTAGAAGTTGGTGGCAGCGGTGGTGGAAATAGCACAGCTACGTCGTCGTTTTTAACTGGAGATTCTTTAGTATCGTACGATGGTTATATAATGACCAGGGGTATTGTTAATGAAAATGAAACTGGTAGTAGTCCTGCGGCTATTGTATTTGGTAATAATTCTACTTATGGCAATGACCAAATTTCTTTAATTACATCTGGACAAACTGCTTTATTTGTAAATACATCTTCAAATGTAGCTATTGGCGGTACAACCGCACAAAGAGATTTACAAGTAAATGGTGATGGTGTTATTAGGGTTAATAATACTAGTGGAGATGCAGGTATAGATTTTAATTCTTCTGATATGCAATTAAGATATAGAAGTGCATCAGATTTACTACAAGTGTATTCTTACGGAACATCTTCTAATGTATTGACTATTAAAAAATCTAATGGTCGTGTTGGTATTGGGGAACAAAGTCTTGATGCTAACTTGCATATTACAGGAAGTCCAGTAGTTCTTAAAATGGAAAGGTCTGGTGTTAGAGCCATGAGAATGGGAACACCTGACAATAGTGCAAAATTTATTTTTGCAGATTCTGATGATTTAAAAAGCAATATTGCTATTGCAATAAATTCGTCAAGACACGTAGGGATAGGAACCGATTCTCCCTTAGGGCATTTAGATATTAATACAGAAGCAGCAGAAGCAACTAAAGTCTACATTAATGGAGAAGCAAGTCAAGATAAATTACTACTTATAAGACATCATGGAAATAGTGAAGCAGCAGGTGGATTACAATATGCTGGATTTATTGGTTCTATAGTAGATGATGTACTATCATTAGGACATTATACTGCATCAGGTACAGAGCTTGGTGTAATGCACATTACAGAACTTGGAAAAGTTGGGATTGGTGGAACATCGCCCGATGCTAAGCTTGAAATTACTGGCAGCACTAATCAAGATATATTTTCTCTTGAAGGTGCAGGTAGTTCATTTAAACTTATAGCAGAATCAGGAGATGCTACTTCTGTTGATTCTATGGCTTATAGATTAGGATTGCGATATGGTTCTAATGATAATGGATTTATAGATTTTTACAGAGGTCCAGATGGTGCTACTGGATATTTAGCTTTTGGTGCATCAGGCAGTGAAGCTATGAGATTAGATAGATATGGTAGACTAGGTATAGGAGTAACATCACCTTGGTCTAGCACTGTTTTAGACTTAGGTGCTACAAGCAATAATATGCGTACTGGTAGCAAAATATATTTTTATGATAGTAATAAGTATATTGGCAGAAGTGGTAGCGACATACAATATTATAACAATCACGGTAATCATAGATTTTATAGAGGTTCTGGTTTAAATGAAATAGTACGTATTGACAGTACAAGTTTAATTTTGTTTGGAACTGGTGATAGTGAAGGAGGAGAAATTCTTTTTAAACCTGGAACAAACAGTTCTTACACTACTGATTTTTATTTAGATAGTTTTCAAAACAAATTAAGAGTTCATTCTGGAGGTGCAGAAAGATTTTCTGTTAATACTAGTGGAGTTTTCAATATACCTGGTTCTTTGCTATTAGGTACAGCACTAGCAATAGCAGAAGGTGGTACTGGTGCTACAAGTGCACACAACGCAAGAATTAATTTAGGATTAGGTAATTTAGCTGAGTTAAGTCAAGTAACTGCAGCAACAATAGCAGATAATAATGTAGGTGCAGCTGAGTTAAATGTATCAGGAAATGGTAGCAGTGGACAAGTATTAGCATCAGATGGAGATGGTTCATTTAGTTGGGTAGCACAAAGCAGCGGTGCAGTATCAGCAGTAGCAAATGGTAGTAATAATAGAATAGCAACATTTAGTAGTTCAACAGCTTTAAATGGAGAATCAGCTCTTACTTTTGACGGAAGTACTCTTGTTTTAGATGGAGAAGCACGAATTACAGAGTATTTAAAACACAATGGAGATTTAGATACTTATTTAAGATTTACAAACGATAGAATACAACTTGTAGCAAATGGTGCAGATGTTTTTGATAGTGGTGTAGGAACTTATCTAAATACAGATAATTTTAGCACACAATATAGAAATTTATGGACAAGAGTAGGTTACGGAGATTCAGGTACTGCATATTGGCACAAACTTTGTAGGCTTGTTATTACAGGTTCTTACAAAGATTATAATATGAAAGTATTGTGGACCTCTAGATATGATTCAGGTATTTTACATTTACACTTAAATTCAGATAATGATAATAACGCTGATGTTGATTATGCTTATGTACAAAGTGATGCTTCTATGGCACTTAGTGGTAATGCTAAATCTAACACGCATTTTAAATATACTACACCAGATTCAAGCACAGTAGATGTTTGGGTATATACACCTGCTTGGCGTGAATTAGATTATATTAGAATTGATAGTATTACAGAAGGAGAACCAAGCGTAACTTTTTATGATGAATCTACAACTACACAACAAACAAGCGACCCAGGTGGAACTGCATTTTCAAAATCAAATATACTTACTACTCAAACAGGAGTTACAGCAGCTCAAGTAACTTCTGGAACTTTTGCTGATGCAAGAATACCAAATTTAGCTGCAAGTAAAATTACAAGTGGAGAACTTGCTACTGCAAGAGTAAACTGGGATAGTACAGACAAAACAGTAAGATGGGATAATGGTAGAGGTTATCATGGTAATCCAAGAAGTATGTCTATTGGATATTCTGGTGGTAATTATGGACAATTTGGATATAATATAGATTTTACTACAACATCTGGACAACATACTGCTTCTTTTACTGATATTGCAACTCGTGTAGATATGCACGATGGATTAAGAGTATATTCAAGTGTAAGCAATGCAACTGGTGGTAGTACAATTAATTGGACTGAATATTTGAGATGTCAGAATAGTGTATTCACATACAAAGGTAATACTATTTGGCACGCTGGTAATGACGGTCCAGGCAGTGGATTAAATGCAGATTTATTAGATAATTTAGGTGCTGGTAGCTTTCTAAGAAGCGATGCTGTAACCGAAACTATAACTTCTCAAAATTGGAATGATTATATAGATGGTACTGAAGTTCATTTTAGTTCTGTAACAAATCATAGTGGTTCAAATAGACCAAGCGGTGCTTATACTTATGGTGTAGCATTAAGTTATTCTGTTGCATCGGGAGGAAAGTTTCAACTATATGCTCCAGAAACAGCTAGTAATGGTACAGCTACAAATCAAGGGCTTTGGTATAGGTCAGGTTGGAATACAACTTATCGTCCGTGGGTTCAAATTTGGGATAGTGGAAATGACGGTTCTGGTAGTGGACTAAACGCAGATTTAGTAGATGGATTGCATGCAAGTTCATTTTTAAGAAGTGATGCTAATGATACAGCTACAGGAACATTAACACTTGCTAATCAAACCTGGAACGGACACATTACTTGGAATGATGGTAAAAATATTTATGTAGGTGGAGAATCAAGTTTTGATGTATCTGGTAGTGGTGTATTTCAAATATGGGATTCTGGAACTGGAGCTCCATTTATCAAATGTGATGTAGGGCAAAGAGTAGAAATAGGTCAAGCTGGTTCAAGAGGATTAAAAGTTCATGGAGATTTTGACCCTACTGGAACTCATTACGTAAGACATGGAGGAAGTGATTATTCCCCTAATATAAGTTTCTTGGGAGCTAGTAATGTTGCAGGTAGCAATTCTTATGAAAATGCAGGTATAGGTTATTATGATAACTCAGGTACTGGTAGTATGAAGTTTTTTGGTAATCGTAATGCTATGAGTTGGTTCTTTGCAGATTCAGATGAAACATTATTTAGTATGGCTTCTGATGGTACATTTCATGCTGAAGCAGATGTAGTAGCATATTCACAAAATACAAATTCAGACAGAAGGTTAAAAGAAGATATAAATCCAATACAGTATGGATTAAAAGAAGTTTTAGAAATAAATCCAGTTAAATATAAATGGATAGAAAAAAGAGGCGGTAAAGAAGATATTGGTGTTATAGCACAAGATATTGAAAAAATAATTCCTGAAATAGTGCAAGAAAATAAAGCATTAAATTCAGATGAAATGATTAAAAGTGTAGACTATGGTAAAATGGTAGCAGTTTTAATAAAAGCAGTACAAGAACAACAAGAACAAATTAACGAACTTAAGGAGAAGTTAAATGGCTAAAGTAATCGCAGAACAAGCACAAGAATCAGTTGATTCACCAAAAATGGTATCAATCAAACATACTAGAGTTATGAAAAATGCAAATGGTAACGATGTTACTGTTATGGATTATGAAGAAATCAAAGATGTTGACCAAGCTATCACAGACGCAGAAGCTCATAAAGCAGATTTAGAAGCACGTCTTGCTGAATGTGAACAAGAGTTAGTAGACTATCAAGCAATTAAAGACGCTGAGTAATAAATGGCTTTACAATCATCAGGTGAAATAAAGATAAGTCAGATATTAGTTGAACTAGGTTACCCTAGCAATAAGGTAGATTCTAGTTTAAAAAGTTTATCTGACGGTTCAAACTATGGTAGTATAAGTTTTGGACACACTATTAATACAGCTAATGCTGCTTCTGATAGACCTGATGGAAGTGCACCGCATTCAATGTCTGAGTTTTACAGCTATGACCATGATGCTGGTGTAAGTATAAGTACAAGTGGAAATACAGGACTGCACTGTTCTGGTGAAGCTGGAACAACTGATATGGCAAATAGTTTTGCTACTATTACAATAAGTGGTGGCTCTGGAGGTTGCGATGTTGATAACTTTACTACAAGTGGTGGACCATTTGGTAATTTGAAGTTTCAATATAGTACCGATGGTAGCACTCCAAGTAGTAGCACTAGTGGAGCTTTAAGTATATCTCAATTAAATACTGCATTAGCTAGTTTTAATTCTGGTACATTAAAGTTAAGACCAGGTTGGCAACATACACCTTCTAATAAAGATGGTACAGGTTCTTATAGCTTTACTATCACTAATAACAATACTGATAGTTCTGCTATAACAGGAAATATAACTTTTGGAGGGTTTTTACCGTAATGAAAGTAAGTGAATACAGAGAACAAATGGCTGAAAGAGTTGCTGTTATAGAAGCTCAAGTAATTGATATTTATCATGATATAAAAGAGATAAAACAGTTAGTAAAAGAGCAAAATGGTAGAGTACGTAAAAATGAACAAAACATTGCACGTATTACTGGCATAGGTATATTAGCAGCAGTTTTATTAGGCATATTATAGGGGATAACAATGGAAGTAAGTAAAGATACTAAATTTAGTCTAAGTATAGAAACTGCTATTAGCGTAGTTGTATCTATAGCGATGGTAGTAGGTATGTGGTTTACACTTCAGGGAGATATTGAAGAAGCTAAACAATTACCAGAACCACCAGTTTCTAGAACAGAGTATGATTTAAAAGACCAAATGATTCGTAATAGTATTATGAATACAGAAGATAAGGTTGAGAAATTAGAAGAAAAAGTAGACGATATTAAAGAGGATACTAAAACTATTACTCAAACACTTATAGATATGAACAACAAATGAAGTTAAGGAAAATAACAGATGAAAAAGCTAAACAATATTTTACAGTCATGCTTATCGTATGGTTTTGTGCTATTTGCTTGCTTATCTTCTTTATCGGCGCAGTCAGTTAGACTTGATAGTTTTCAAGATGTGCAGCTGCTTAATGTACAGAATTGTTCTGTAGTGCAAGTAAATGCAAGTTGGAATCATCAAAACAGAGTAAAGATAGAAAAACTATCTAAACTATGTTATGTAGCTGAGATAGATATTGAAGACAAAGTAATTGGTGCTACCATTGCAAAAGAATGGAACATTAAAATAGTACCTACTATTATTGTTTTAGAAAACGGTAAAGAGGTAAAAAGATTTGAGCCTGGTATTTCTATGAGGTTTGATGAAAATACTATTATGGAAAGTATTAGGAAAGAAGTTAAATAGGTATTATATTTGACATCATGCGTAAAGTATTCGGACTAAAGCAGCAGAAGAGAAGCAATGGAAAGAAGAAAACTCGTCAAGGAATGTCAAATAATACTAAATATGGAACTAAAACTAGTAAAAAGTATTATAAAAAACGTAAAAGAGGGCAAGGATAATGGCTAAGAAAAAAGATTCTAGACTTAAAAGAGCTGGAGTGTCAGGTTATAATAAGCCTAAAAGAACTCCTGGACATAAAACAAAGTCTCATATTGTTGTTGCAAAAGTAGGCGACAAAGTAAAAACAATACGTTTTGGACAACAAGGTGTTAAAACTGCTGGTAAACCTAAAAAAGGTGAGTCAGCTAAACAAAAAGCACGTAGAAAAAGTTTTAAAGCAAGACACGCTAAAAATATTGCTAAAGGCAAAATGTCAGCAGCATATTGGGCTAATAAAGTAAAATGGTAGGAGGTAGCTATGCCAAGAGGTAAAGGTACATACGGAAGTAAAAGAGGAAGACCACCTAAGAAAAAAACAAAAAAAAGAAAGAAGAAGTAATATGGCTAAAAAAGTAAGTTGGATGTGGGGAGGTAAACGTTATAGTGGAACTTTAATTAGAGAAACTAAAAAACATAAGTTTGCTAGAACTCATAACGGTAAAATTAAAAAGATAGTCAAAAAGAAAAAATAATTATTTAACTAAATAGGAGACCAGTAAAATGGCAAAAGAAAAAAAAGTAGACCTAAGACAAGAAGCTGAGACTAAAATGGAAACTTTAGTTGAACAGCATAACA